GGGGATTATGCAGTAAGCATGTATGTAGCAAGGTCTTTCCAGTCTTTGTTGCTAGCACGAACCTTAGTAACAGAGATAAGGGTACGCAGAGAAACCTCTTTGCAGTCGTCCTTGATCTCACGAATAAGAGCCAATGCATCGGTCTTGGTCTTAGCATCGTACTCAGGCAAGAACTCGTCCGAGAGAGCGATGTGCTCCATACGATCGATCTTCTGGTCCAGAGTCATAGACAGGTCGATCATCATCGAACGACTACGAATGGCTTGGTCGATACGAGACTGATCCATATTAGAGATGAAGATAACACGACCTTCGAAGTTGAAAGAACGTGGCAGATCGTCGTCACGCATATCGGCATTCCAGCTAATAACACGTTTACCATAGCTATCTAATGCACCTTTGAGCAGGTTCAGAGCAACTGGGTCTTTCAAAACAGCGTCACAGTCATCGAACACAATGATAGACTTGTTGTTCTCGAAGAGGGTACGATAGAGACCTTTGGCAGTGCTATAGCCTTTAACCATCGTGAAACACTTGCGAGTGTTAATCACAGAACCAACTTCAAACTCAGCCAAATCAGTGATGTCTTTGTAGCCATTAGTCTCCAAAGTCTTAGTCACAGTGTAAGTCTTACCGAGACCACCTTCACCAGTGATCACAGCGGATGGCTGAACACCAGTAGCAACCATCGTCACCAGTTTCTCAACGAAACCGAATCGTGTGTTAATGTCGAAACGATTAGACTTCTCAGTGGCCACGACGATGGCTTGTTCCATATCACCAGCGAGGGCTTTGACTTTACGCTCCACATAGGCTTTGGAATAAGACTTAATAGTCTTCGAACCCACCTTAGCCACGTAGTTACCACTCACTGCATCAAAAGTCACTGTAGTCATCTCAAATCCTTTTCCTAATCAACTGTAGTAATTATTACCGATGTTGCAATTTAAGACAAGGGATTTCTTCAAAAACCCCCAGTCTTTGAGGGTTATTGCTTGACTTTTTCGGCTTCTTGGAGTGCAGTTTGGAGTCTTAAAGCGGCTGAAGCGATTTCAAAAGATTCCCCTTCAAGACTGAGGGTCTTTAGGACGTCGATAAAAACGTCCTTAAAAAGTGGGTTTTGAAGGCTAAAAAGTGGTGCGGTATTCATAGGTTTCTCCTGTAAAGAGAGAATTCTACTCCATATTTGCAACTACGACAACACCTTTCTGCTTCATTCGACGAAGACCTCTAGCCTCGATCTGTCGGATTCTCTCTGGTGTAACACCCTCGTCTCTAGCAATCTCAGCTAAGGTTACACCACGGATACGATCGAGAACCACCATAATCTCTCGCTCAGGAATACCCTTAGAAACACACTGGGAAATAATCGAATCGTACATCACTCTAGTCCTTATCATCCACTCACACAGTGAGTATACCATAAAGTCAACTATTAGTCAACTCTTTTTTGCAACTTAGTCCGTGGTCCAGATGTCCCCATCTTGCACAAATTGGTTGACTTCTAAGGAATTCTGTGTACGAATCGGAGCGACTGGCTCAGGCTCTTCGTGGTTGTTGATACGCCATCGTGCCTCTTCGGCAGCATCGGCATCACTGTATATGAACTCAGTCTGCTTCTCTGAAAATACTTGACGCATCTCAGCCGACCACACTCTTGCGTTTCCACAGCTGCGACTGCAGAACTCGCCACGCTTCTTATGCGTGGCGCCACACTTAGGACAAGTTTTTTCTTTGTATGCCATCTTTCTTCTTCATTAACACCTAAACCTGCTATTTATCCGAGCTCCTCCACCACATCCTATACGCTGCCTATATAAGCACGCCACAGGTTCATCTCTGCACCACTCATCTCCACGATCCGACTCAGTCCATTCGCTCTAACGACTATCGGATACCACAGGTGATTCTCGTATGGTCCATAGCTACGGATCGATTTCCTCATGGATTAGTCCTATGAAATTCATTGCAGTTCGGACAGAACAGACCTTTGATCTTAGTTCCTTCATCGGTTTTATCCGTGAACTTGTCCTCATTGGGAGCATATTGTACGATCGCTGCACAGAAGTAACAGGTGAATCGTTTGTATACTTTCTCGTCGAATCCAATCACTTTAGCCATTGTTATTCCTCATTTTCTTTAGTTCTGCCACTGATTCTATTGGAGCTTTCCCATGGTAGAAGTTAGCTTTTAGACGAGTCCATTCCTCTTGGGTTGGATTCGGTATCTTGTCCCATCCACATACTACGCAGACCCACTCTGACCAGAGACTAGACTCAATTTGTGGATTATCTCTTAGGTAATCATCATCGTAGTCCATTAATCATTGATCCATTCGATTGATACAACAAATGTACCTGTACGAAACCCGTTCTTATCCTTGGGAATATTACCAACAATTGGATTATAGTCTTCTTGGAGGGCTTCAGAGACGTCACGTTCTACATCATATAGCTCTTCATCGGTGTACTCTTGAGTAAAGATTTCATGTCTGATTTTCATACGTTGTTTGCTCCTATTCGTGCATAGCCAGCACTAGGTTTATTACTCTCTGGATGGGTTGGCCAGCCTCTTGGATCTACCATTTCTCCAGTTAGTTCATAGCGAAAGTCTGGATCATACACCATATGACCACACGTCTTATAGGATATACGTTCTGGATTATAGACGAATATCACCCCACGTTGCATACAGAAGGAGAATCCTTTCCTCCAGACTGGTCCATTGATTGTACCGATGTATTGGACTACGTTTCCCTTATGCATCTCTAGGATGGCTTGGTGATAGTCAATCATCGTTTTCTCCCATAGATTCGATCCAGTTCTCTCTCGTATCGTTCATCTGATGCCTTATTAGCCAGTACGAACCAGACTGCTATGGCACAGAGAGGGACGATGAGTATTGCAAAGAGTAGGTATATCATTTGAACGACTTGATCCACTCTATTAGAACAATGTTGGCTTCTGCTCGAGTCAGATCGAATTGGGCTTCGAGATATGGACCAGCACCCCACATATTAGTTACTCCACTGTCTCTTAGAGCAATTAGGTATTCTTTGTGTTCTTCAGTTAGTTTCATTCTTCACTCCCAGTAATTCTTTGATTAGGGTCTTTTTATCTTCCGTTGACATACCAACTCCGAAGTGTTGTTTAATCTCGTCCATACAATGGATTCCACCTTGTTCAAAAGTATCAACTGATTTAGGAACAGGATCGCTGATAACTTGTTCACAACATCCGATACATTCCCTAACAATCAACTCGGCGAACTCTCGTTCAAATAACTCTCGTCTCTGTGCATCATTAAATCCGATCCTTTGATTTACTGAGCACCATGCTTCATTGGCAAGTTTGTGGTATCGTTCGTTCATGCTTTCTTCCTTAGTGCTTTCATCCATCGAATCTCTGCATTGAGTATTTGTATTGCTTCCTTCTGTCGTTGCTTCGTTCCTTCATAGGCTGGACCGAAGTCGATAGTTGGATCTGGCACTAGCTCCTGTAGCAGTTCTTTAATCTTTAGTGCATTCTCTAGAGTCATTTGTATTTACTCGCAATCTCATCAGCGCAGTAGTGACCATCTAGACCAGCATTACCCATATGCTCACAGATAGAGAGAATATCATTGAGCATTTCGTCAATCGCTTCCCTAGGATAGAGTAGTCGAGTATTGTAGGTTGGCCACTTCTCTGGTTGAGATTGTACTAGGTTATGGTGTTCCACGGAGCATGGACTCCACTCTCGTTCAGTGTCGAATTTGCATTGTGCTGCTACAGGTTTCATCTTAGTTCCTCTGGTTCTCTTGGATCGAGTGCACCACACTTGACGCATATACTACCATTCACTACGACTGGATTCTTGGCGCTGACCCACTCATGGTCGCAGATTCCAAAGTGTTCTGTTAGTAGTCGTTCATGGTGAGTTGCACCGTCGTCTTCGTACAGAGCCATAATGGCTTCTCGTACGATTAGGTTACCGAACTTCTCAGCCATACAGGATATGAACGCAGGTACGTCTGTTTGGTGGATATCTCTAGCTTCCAAACAAGCCTTAGCGTATAGTTCTGTCATTCTGTTGTTCATTGGTCACCATCATGATAAATGTGTTCAGTGACTTCCCATTCCATACGTTCAGAGTATTGAACTCGTTCTTTCTCGATGAACTTACCTGCTTTCTCGAGGGTTTCAAATAGACCACAGTCGATTCGTTCAGAAGGACAATGTGGATCAATCATATCAACAGCGTATGCTACTTTCATTGTGTTACTCCATTCATTGGTCGTGGACCAGTTTCCTCACCGATAATGACTGTACTCGATTGTTTGGCAGCTGCTTCCAGTTGAGCCAGAAAGTTTCGATTAGTCCGTTCTTCGTCCTTCATGGCGCACTCAAAGCAGATGTATGCTCCATTATGTCCGTATGGTCGGCAGTCTTCGTCTTGTTTACATTCAGTGCAAATCATTCTCTATACTCCGTAACGTAAGGCACAGTGACCCATTGTTCTGCATGTCCATCCCAATATTGTAGGTTAGTGGATGATTGATTCTCCAGTCGTCGCTTGGCATCCATCAGTGACAGGTCATTGGCTCTGGCGTATTCCTTCACCGACTCAGCTGTGACTCTATTTTGCATCGTAAAATATCGTAGTTTCATCACTGGCTCCATAGCTTAGTGGACCAGTAGAGTGGCCAACCAACTGATGCCATGAACGCACCGATTGACTTCTCGAATATGCCGTACTCCACGAACGTGCCACCCCAAGTTGTATAGCCTTTCGGTACAGAGTAGTATGCATTACCAAAGGTGAAGATGATCATCCAGAAGTAGAACATAAACCAGCATGCTGGGTCTTTGAGTGCTTTCATTTTAATTCCTTTATACGTCTAATCCAAACTTCTCTTGCAGGTGGGCTTCGATCTCTTCGATGGGTACGCAGTCGTCTGGTGGATACGACTCTCGGAGTCCACGGATGACTTCAAAGATCAAATTCTCAGCGAAACAGTGCATGTCATCCATAGAGAGCAGAGCAATGGGCACACCACTGATTGACTCTTCGAATACGATATCTGAATCCTTCATCACTTCATTTACGATACTCATCATTTACCCCACAACAATAAAAATTTCCAGATAACAATCTCATACATCGTTTGGCCATTCATATTACGAACCTTGCCAAAGTGGATGTAATCAGTCTTTTCTTTCTCTCGATCAGTGATATGTGTCCAGCAGTCGTCAGCCCAGTTGGCAGAGAACAGATAGCCGAACAGTGTAAAGTATCGTGGCTCATTAGGGCAAGGATACGTATTGAAATACTCACGGGCACGTTGACTCATTCTTCACTCCATGCTTCTTCTTGGCAAAACAACCAAAACCATTCCAATTGTTCCTGAAATTCTTTAGCGTTAATCATTTGTATTCCTTCACTAAGCGATCCATCTCACGATCGAAACCTACGATAGCCTTAGCCTTATACTTGAGCGCACGACGAGCATAGCGATTAGCTTCATCTGTTGTTTCTGCCAACTCGACAATCCCTTTGTAGAAATCAGCCTTTTCGATCTCATCAACCACAGTACCAAGAGCCACGTAGAACATTGATTCGATTTTCATTTCATTCTTCCTTATCAGATGACTCTATTATACATCAATCTGCAATTTGGACAACAACTATCTGGAAATAACCTTCAAATCTGATGTAATACTTTAGGTTTACTTTTGTTCGATGTTAAAGTGCTTGAAGAAGTGGTCGATAGACACGTCTTGGGTGCAGATCTCGAAACCTCTCTTGGTGTACTTGGATGGCCATTCGTAACGGATACGCATTCCACCTGAATTCAGGTTCAGCTGGACGATATCGACCATGATTTCGTACTCTTTGTACATGGTGTCGGTGTTGATCGCTTTGGGTGAGCCGTCAGCAAAAACTGCCTTCCAAGTTGGATCGATCAGTCGCAGGGTCATTCGGATCTGTGGCAGCCCATCGGTAGATTGTTTCATTTTGATTCCTTACTTGTGAAGACGATCGATCTCAGTGTCAATTATATCCTGACGATTGACTGCATCGGTGATAACGGTCAGCATTGTTTTTGGGCTGATCAGACCAACCACCAGCACGTAGAGAGCCATGAACACCACCACGACACGAGACAGAATTTGGGTACGAATAAATTTCATTTTAGATCCTGCAGTCGTCAGTCTGGCTGAAGTAGAACGTATGGGGAGCAGAGAGCATCAGAGCAGTCCGAGTGGACTTCTTTACATAAGTGTTACCATTACAGTTAAACACTTCACCGATACGAACGAGACGAAAAGTAACACGCATTTTGATTTCCTTAGATGGTTTCTTCAAATTTCTCGAGGATGGTAGCCAATTCAGAATCACTGCTACCACGGAGACGATCCATAAACAATTCAGAGTAAACACCACTCTGGATAGCATGGTCAAGAATCAATTCAATCAGATCATTTCGGTTCATTTCGTTCTCCTAATCAACTGTAGTAATTATTACCGAAGTGAGTATTTAAGACAACAAGTATCTGGAATAACCCTCAAATCTGGTGTAATACTTTAGGTTTACTTTTTAGACTCCCGATAGAAGAAATACTGGTTGGAGGTGCGTTTGATGTTATACTCAGCGGTCTCCAGCTGTGCATCCAAGAGCGAGAGCATTGTTCTAATGACTCTCTCGGACTGATATGGACGACCGAATTCGGGCTGATAAGACTCTTCTAGGACGATCTCGTACATGTTATTTCACCATTGCTTGAGTGTAGTAGATGCTACCGCTATAGTGGCAGGCAACGCTGATTCCACCTTGTGGCTTGTAGCCTTCACTAATAAAATCGTTCACACGAACCATTAACTCTTTAGGGTTTGTTGCTTCAACTAGAATGTACTTCATTTTGGCTCCATAGCGTTCAGGGTCTGTTTGATGGCTTCAGCTAACTCTCGGCTAGCAGCTTCAGCGACGTTCTTACCAGTAGCGTCCTCGACCCAATAACCATGAACACGGAAAGGCATCGTGAACCAAGTGTTACCGAAGTAGAGGCGAGAGGGTTTGTTTTTCGTTTCCATGTAGTTATTATACATCAATCTGCAATTTCGACAACAACTAAATGACAAAACCCCACGCAAGGTGGGGTTATTAAAGTAAACCTAAAGTATTACCCGTAGTAGCTGTGTTCTTTCGTCACTTCCTCGGATTTCTTACCACAGACGGTGCATTGAGCCCAATAGCGAGTGTATGCATGGTCATAGTACGATCCAGAGAAATAGCTGGACTTTTGCTCCACTGTGCCATGGTGGTTACATTGATCGTATATCTCCTGAAGTTCTTTCTGGTGCTTACGAATCAGTTTGACCTTAGCGTTGGTACGACGAATGATGTCTTTGATTATATCAGATTCGTTTGACATACACTAACAATCCTTTCTTAGTTGCAGTCTCGATCATATTCTTAGTACCACGTGACTGTCCATCCCAGATAGCAATGAGTGCTTCTGCATTCTCTGCCATCTTACGATTACGAATTGGACCAGCAGCACGACCATGCGTAGCCCAGTCAGCTTCGTACACATTGAGAGTTTTATTCATCTCTTCAGCGTATCGTTCTCCAAGAGCATCAACACCAACGGCTCCACCAGACACTACAGTAGTAATATCGAACTGAGCCTCAGTAATTGCTTCCAAGAGAGTTTCGTAGTTATGGTAGTCACGACCACCAGCAATGATTACTTTCACTGCAACCAACCCATGTCGTAAGCAACAGTGAATGGGAAAATCCACAAGAAGCCAAGCATTAGCAGAGCGATACCAGCTTCATCCCATCCGAACTTACGGCGACAGAAATTAGCAAACGCCATACTAATATAAATGGTGACTACAAGGAATATGATTGTGAGTGCTGCGAATAGTGTCATCATTTTGCTGCGAGCCTTTGAATTTCTTTCCATACATCATCTGCTGCTCTTGCTGCAGACGTCCCACTGAAGTCCTCTCGGAATGATGCACGTAGCAGCACCCATTGAATCAGGAATTCTTCCTTGGTCATCTTCTTAGTTCTGATAGGGATTGGTTTATTTTTTGTTTGGTACATACTCAACTCCATCGATAACCACAGTTGTAGTTCCTTGCTTATTGTTCATTTTCACAGTAGTGCTTGAGTTTGGACAGCGAGCCACTGAGATTGTATTACCTTCGCCATCGCCGAGACGATAGAACTTACAGTCCTTTAGTTCTTCTGGCATGACTGGCCAGACCTTCTCATTGGCAGATGGAGTACAACCTGCAAGGAACATAATGCAAAGAGCAATGATGATATTAGTTTGTTTCATTGATTTTCTCCAGAATAGCAATCATCTCGGGAATAGCCTTCTTGTCAATATGCAAGAAGATTCCACGTTGGTAGATATCGTCGTAGTGGTGCAGACGCATACTGATTGTTGTCTCACGATCAGCAATGGACAGGTACGGACGACCACTTGGACCATTGATAGTGTGCAATGGAATCACTTCGTAGCCTTTGTCGTCGTCGCCTTGTTGCTCAGCGCCTGCACGTATATTGTCTAATAGGTTCATTTTAGTATAAGGTTTCCAGAGATAGAGATTCGAATATCATTCGAGTTATGGAAAGGGTGCACTGTATGGATCAGCTTCGAAGGGAATAGAATGATCGAGCCTTCCTGTTCTTTCGTTACTGGAATATTGTGCTTCATAGTCTCACCAGTGATAGTGCTGTATAGAATCTCGAATACATTCGGTTCAGGTACAGTCATCCAGACGCTATATGCCATTATTCCAGAGTGGTCATGGGCAGGTATCCATTCGTTCTTTCTTTGGACGTTGACCCATGGCTCCAGCGCATGAAGTTTACAAGATGGGTCTATACCATCGGATCTGGTCTTATAGTTAATGGCTTCGTAGAATGTCTCAAAGTAAGTGAACGATCTGTCCAGAACATATTCTCTTAGTGGACCAGAGTCGTTTAGATAGTAATGCTTTGGCACACCCGCACCAGTCATTCCTGATATCATCTCCTCATGGTCAACGATATCCGATACCTCTTTCTTTAGATAGTCGAATAATTCGTCTGGCAACTTCATCATCACCAGCCCGAGATTGTTTAGTTCTATCTTCATACTTTAATAGTGGATCGAATGATTTTAACTTGAGAGTCTGGAGCGAGGTAAGCACGACAAGCAACCATCTTATCACCAGTAGCGATATCGTCTTGATATGTAAACTCAACCAGCTTATGATTTAGCATGTAGTCTGCCATCTGATGGATCAACTCTGCCTTTAGTTTATCTTTGGCATTTTGATCTCCATCTTCTAATAGAGTTTTCCATTCATAAGACATTCGAGCACGACCAACCACCATCTTACCACCGATGGCATATTCGTATACGTCGAACCTTATATCACTTGTCAGCATCTACTTTATACCAGTAAGAATAAGAATCAGGTTCATCTTCGAAGTCTGATTGTTGCTCCGCATGTCGTTCGCAGTATGGGTGATCACCAGCAAATTGTGTAGATCGAACCCATACAGCAGGTTCACTGCACTCCATGCACGTTAGTGTTATCGTCATTTTTCATCTCCTCGAGATAGCCTCTGATAATCTCAGAGAGTAATTGTCTAAACATTAGTGTCTCCTGTGGTCTGTGCAACAATTGGACTAGTAAGAGTCATCTCTTGTACTGTACCATCTGCAGTCTTGCACCAGATAGTGTATGGTGGCTCCCAAGGATACGTTGGACCATATGGATTCTTTGGTTGAATCGGTTGGTACGGCATCGATGGATTCCACGGTGTATATGGCACTGGTGGATTCACTGGTGCTACAGATGGAACTGATTCATCGAATGTACCATCGTCATAGAACGTAATAATCTTAGTAATTTTCTTCATAGCCATGGATCATCCTTATCCCAACGACGATTGATATAGTATTCCTGCACTGCAAGAACAGCCTCTGTTAGATAACGCACACGTTCTTCACGACTGAAGATACCATCACCTTCTGGATCAGCTTCATACACTACATCACCACCATGATCTGGTACTGCAGCATAGAACGATCCATGACGTAGACGAAAGTAAGCAACTTGTTCTTCACCAGCATATACGTCGTACTGTTCTGGACAAGCAGAGCAAGTTTGTTGCAGACGATAGCCATGAATAAGAACTGGCTTCTTCCACATTACGGTTTCAGGGGTAACATTGTCCATTGTTTCAAGTCTTTCATTGCAGTCTTTAGTATATGATCATCAATCTCTTTGGCGAGCAGTTCAGCAGCTGCTTGCACCACATCATCTGGTTTTAGTTTCGGAGTTGGTTTTCTAGGCAGAGGTATATTCAGAGTCATCCGATTGAGCATTTGGTGCTCACCATTCCAAGCAAGAGCCAGAGTTTGTACGATATCGTAGATGTCTAGTCTATCTCTCCAAGTACCGATGAATACGCCATGCGGTCTACTGATGCCTTTAAGATGTATCACATCTGTAACGGCAAGATAGTTTGGCATCAACAGTGGAGGATCACCAGAAAGAAGGTACTCTGATCTCTTTTTAGAGATATAAGTCTTAGCTTGGTCAAACGTGCCAGCAACTACGTAGATGTGATTCATTTTGTAACAAGAGCAACCAAGCCAACGTAAGTCATTGCATGCAGGAATTGATCCAAGCCAAGCAACCACCAGAACTGTTCATGAGTGTTTGGACCCCAACCCATCTTGGCATTGAGATTCATCTTAGCCCAGTCGATGTTGTAATGAATCACAGCATCCAAGAACGAGAGATAAACAGCAGCCTCTGGAGCATACCAAGCGAAACAACACCAAGTACCCATGCCATGGAACGCTGCATGCAGGATTCCACCCACGTGGCCATACGTACCTTTGTTGCTCCACTGGAACTTAGTTTGCAGCGGAAAGTCCACCACAAAGTGTTTAGTGAATAACAGAGCAATGAGTATTAGTGTATCGTTCATTTGTTTGCTGGAGTGAACAGTGGATCTAACGGAGCAACATGCAGGTGATCAAACACCAACTGAAACTTTGGAACTGGCAGAGTAGCAGGATCGATATCCTGAGTGATATTGTATGCCAATGTCACGTGTGGTTTGTACGAATCGTAGTCAGATGTAGCACCCATTGCACCAAGAGTATTGTTCAATGCACGAGCCTCAGCAGACTCCACTCGCAGAACCAAACACTTGCCACCATCCTTAGTATCGAACATTTCGTAACCAACAGGATCAGCTTTCACTGAGTATTCACGAGATAGTTTCTCTGCATCAGGCACAGGTGTACGAGAATAGATTACAGTGATGTGATACGAATTCTTAGTGACACGTTCATCAAGACCAAGATTAGCCTCAGCAAAGTGATCCAATAGATCCATTGACGATTCGCTCATTTCCAGAGCAACGTAAGTGCCATCCTTATGCTTGGCATATTCTGATAATGTAGCTAACTTCATTTAGTCTTCTTCCTTGTTGTGGAGCCAGTCGAACTCTTCGGCTTCGCTGGAGAGGATGGCGTCGTTTTTCTTGTACTCTTCGTAGCAGTCTTTGCAGACGCTTTTGAAGGCAACGGCTTTTTGCCAACCGTCTTCGTTGATCTCCCACTCTTTGGTGGCGATGTTGTAGGTGTCTTCGATTTCTTGGACTTCGTGTCCACAACTGGCTCTGATAGACATTCGTCTGGGTCTCCTAACATTAGATGGTTGTAAATACGTTCATTGATTTCTTCAACATCGTATTTAGAACCGAGTCTATCCTCGAATGCTTTCCACGATTTTAGATTGTATCCACGACACGGAACCTTTAACTCAAAGCCAGAAGGTAACGTGACGTGAAGAACAAAGAACTTGTCTCTCATTTAATTACTGCAGACCCCAATACTTACCAGCACCATCTTCGTAGATGTCGTCTTTGGTATTCAGATACATCTTGTCACCGTCCACTGGATCGATAACGAATGGAGTAGAACCATCGAACTGTCGAGTCAGCATACCAACGATAGGAATACCGTTAATGTTCAGACCAGTGGTTGCTGGCGCAGATGCAACAGCAGGTGTATCGACAATAGTCGTAGTTGTAGTGGTAGTAGTCGTAGTGACTTCTTCATCATAATCCCATGGACCCACGGCATAACTCCTCATGATAGAAACAATAACAATAAGAAAAACAAGAATACAGATAATAAGAACGAGTGCGCTCATACAAGAACTCCAATCAGAATAATAAACAAGATAACAATCACAAACCCCAACAAAACCATTGCAACAATATCAGCAGCAGATGGTCCAGTCTTCTGGATAATCACTGGCTGCGCAACTTGTGGAGCATGATTCAGTGCATCAGCTGGGGCAGGTTGTGCAACCATACCACCATTCATTGCAGTGAACTGACCATTTTGGTAGACACCAACTTGGTAGCCTTGTTGGTTCACAACACGACCATCAGGATATAAGAGAGCATTGCCACTGTAACCACCACCAGTGTAGACAACGGTATTGTGTGGGTGCATCATATTACCGATAATCAAACCAGTCAATAGACCATTCGAGTATCCGTAGCCCATGCCCATACCACCGTACATATAACCACCACCAACGTATCCACCACCAGCAGTACGAGTTGTAGTCGTAGATGTAGTAGTTGTAGTTCGTGTCTGTGGTGCTGGAGCAGCAGCTGGAGTGGATGGGCGAGATGGAGCAGGTGCTGCAGCTGGAGCAGAGGGACGAGAGCCACCCATACCAGATGAGCTAAAGCCACCAGATCGAGCACCACCAGATGATGCATGACCACCGCCACCTCCATGACCACCAGACGAGCCACCACCTTTGGCATCAGCCACGTTAGCAATCAGCATCATACTAATCGCAAGAACAGAAAGAAATTTCTTCATGATAATTTTCCAAGTTTCGATAAGTTAATTATACCCCAAGTCTTATTGCAAGACAAGGGGAACTGATCACAGAGCCAAGTAGTTGTAGCCAGTGTTCTTGGCACGAGTCAAGATACATACAGCATTGTCTACTTGATACACAAAACGACCTTCTGTTGCATCGACTTTGATGATGTTGTTTGGTGTGAATGTTACATCCTTGTACTCAGCTTCGTCGTTCTCTGGTTCTGGATCCCACTCGCAGTAGATGATACCAACCAGTGGGTTACCAGACCACTTCTTGCGAGCATCAACTTCAACACCATCAACCAACACTTTACATTCAAACTCACCATTGTTGTTGAACTCTGGTTTAGCGTTCAACATGGCCAAAGCGTCTTGTGGAGTTTCACCGTAGCGATTCATTTCTTCAACCAATGCTTTCAGCATGTCGAAGTTGAACTGTTCAAACAGAGAAGCGATCTCCACGATCTTGTCGATGTAGCCTTTGTTTTCCAAACGCTCATCGCAGTACTCACGAATGAATTCAGAGTCCAAACCTTTGAAGTCGATCATGTAGTAGATACGACCTGGACGGTTGCGCATGTGTTCATTGACACGCCACTTGTCATTACAAGTCAAGATGAACAGTTTGCGAGAAGGGAACACGCCATCCAACAGAGTCAGCGCAGCTTCTTGTTCAGAAGCATCATAAACTTTCTCGAACTCGTCGAACAAGATGATACATGGCTGTTCGATATCCTGCATGAACTTGTTGAAGGCATCACCAGTCCAAGCAGCGTTGATGATGATAGTTGGAACACCTTGCTTTGCAGCTTCGATGGACAGAGTCTTGGCCAACAGAGTCTTACCAGAACCCTTCTCACCATTCAGCATAATGCCAGTAGAGTTAGGGCGATCGAAGAATGTATTCAAGATACGATCTGCGTGTCGAGTTGTATTGCCATACAACTTTGGAACTTGAGGGAACGAGTCCACCATTTCCAAGAAGAACTGACCAGTCATCTCGTTGCGTTTGACGGTGTAATTACCGACAGGCAACGTTGGCTGCAGATCCATTGCTTCCTCTGACACAACAGAGTACATATTACCATTACGAATAAAGTGAGACATTCAATTTCCTTAAAACAATACCAGAATTATACTACGAACAACGTTACAAGTCAATCACTTTTCACCAAGCAGGTACTTGTTAGAGATAGCCTTGAAAGACATACCACCATCGACTTGCTTGAACACGATACCTTCACGCTCTGGACCAGTGATGTCGCCCATTACAGACTTACCTTCAGCGAATGTAAGCAGTTGAGGAATGTCAGTGATACCAAGAGTGTCGTACATATCAGCAGAAGCTGCAAGAACAGGCGCATGCTTCAGACCCATCTGTTCGATCAGACGACGACGAGCCTGTGGCAGCATGTATTCACCAGCTTGGATGTTGTACACATCGAACACACGGAACTCACATTCCTTCAGATTGTAGATGTTACCTTGAATTCCTGGTCCAATCAATTCACCTTGGATAGCGAAGTCCCAGTACTCATCAACAGCAGCCATCTTTTCTTGGATACCTTCCTTACGAGCAGTAGCCCAGAAAGAGTTACCTTCGGTTTCTTTCAGATCCATGTTACGAGAGCAGACACCAAACTCACCTTTAATCTGGTACACCGTCATTGAAGAGCCTTCCAGCTTCTCAGTGATTTCGAACTTCAGACCAGCTTCGTTGGCAGCAACGATTTCTTTCTTCAGGTTTTGGCAACGCTCTTGATCAGTCTTTGGAATCAGAGAAGGAAAGTTACCTTTACACACACCAGCAAGTTGGGCGTTCATTGGCTTTTCCCACTTCTTGATACCAAGCAATTCAGTCACGTCAGCACCTTCCTCTTCACAGATTTCAGCAAAGATTTGACCACCAACATGATCATAGATTTCAGACAGTGGCATCAGCAGACCTTGAGATAGTTGGCCACGCAGTTTGATAGTGCGCAGACGTTCACCCTTGACACCTTCGAACTCACGTGGCTCTTTACCTTTAGACAGGAATGGAGCAAGTTCAGTCGGGATCCAAGAGTCGATCTCGAAGTACACCGCAAAGTTACCGACATTGTAGAGACCCTTCTGAGCCACTACCTTCCAACCACCAACCACTGCGCACTCAATAGCATCAGCACCATCGATAGGGTTCAGTTCATCAATCTTAACAATTTTCGCAAGTTTACGCATTTTATTTTCCTACAGTGATCAATCGAGTGCGGAGGTTATTCAACGATGTTTGGTGGTCAGTCAAAGAGGTCAGAGCATTCGTGTAGTGCCCTTTGTTATGTCGATCGTGACTCAATTTACGATCCACAGACATTGCCATCTTAGTCGCCGCAATGGCTGTATCAACAGCTTCAATACGGGCTTCAAGTTTTTCTAGATCAGTCATCAGTACGCCACTCCATAAGCATAAAATTTACCATTGTCGTATTGACCAGTTTCCCAGCTAACACGTCGATTGCCACAATCACAACGACGATCAACTCCATCCCAACCAGCACACTCGGCTTGGTCATCGTCGAACAGAGAGTCGTTGCAGTTCATTCCTTCAAACTCATCCACGCCACCAGCATCGATGCCAGCTTGGATAGCTTCCTCAGCAGTATTATATCCTTGACTCATGATAACTCCTTAGTTCTTGTACAAGATTGCAGTTTGTGGATAAGTCACACCAGTGGTAGCAGGGAGCAGAACATTACTACCATTTACATTATACACTACATAAGTGAAGTGTTTATCAACGTAACTCTTACCAGAACGCTCTTTGTAGCCTTCAGCTTCGAAACCGACGAATGTAGCAGTCACCTTCTCATTCACGAATGTCTTCGGTGTCTGATCAGTCCAGCTATACGAAACGAAATAAGCAACGACACAAGTCACAGTAGCCACGAAGAACCACTGAAAGAACAACTCAGCTTCATTCATCAACACAACAAGGGTGATAAAGATGCAGAGACCGACGATGATACCGAATCCAGTATGGTCAGCAGGGATAGTGGCGAGAGGGCTAAAGCTATACATTTGGGTCTTTCTTTCCTAATCAACTGTAGTTATTATACAGCCGATATGCAAAAGTGTCAACAACTAAATGAAATGACCCCACTTCGTGTGGGGTCATTAAAGTAATACCTAAGGTTTACTTTTTAGCGTTGGCTCGAACCTCTGCGAAGTCGTATTCACGGATGATCTGGCCATCACGGAACACGGTCTGCATAGCCTCTGTCCAGCCTCCGAAGCCTCGATCAGTCCAACCAGCAGGTGGTTTAACACCAGAGGCGAACTCACCTCCAGAGTTGGTCCAGAGGGTTACTCGACCGCCTTTAGAACGCTTTCCAGAGTCGGTTACAGGGTCTTTTACAACGTCCTGCCACACGCCATTGATCTGGATAGACGAACACTTCATAGCGAATCGTTGTGTATCTCGGTTGACGATCTGGAGCAATGCACCACCCATACCGAACGCAATGTTATCAGCAGACCAACCCATTGCCATGAAGGCACCAAGGATAGAACGGATAGACAATTCGTTCACACCATCACCTTGGATCAAGCGAACATTGTTCAACACTTTGAATCCTTTGGCGTTGGTAGTGTAACCGAACTTCTGACCAAGGATCTCGATCAATTGACGGTTAACAGCAACAGGATCACCAGAGTCAGGACGAATCACAACAGTGGCACCAGAAGCAATCACTTCATCACGCAGTTCTTCACCCCAGAGTTTTGCTGCAGCATTGAACACGTCATAGCTATCAGACACAACAGCAAGGATAGAACCTTCACGACCGAATTGCTTCAGCATGTTACGGTATGCATCTACTTCGCCTTCACGACCCCAAGATGTTACAGTACTGTGTTCAGCTGCAGGAATCGAAAAGCCAGCAATGCCAGCATTGTAATATTCCCGAGCATACAACAAACCAGTGATAGTGTCAGTACCCATGAAGTTGACCAAGTGGGCAGCGCCACCAAGTCCCGCAGATTCCATACTAGAAACACCACGAGCACCAAAATCATGCAACTTAAAATCAATAGCAGCAGGGTCACCAGTTTTCTCCAAGTATTCAGCAATCACTTGCTTGATAGTATAAGACTGGGTTGCCACAGTTGTACCATACCATACGGCACGGAGCAATGCAGTTTCCAGATAAGTTGTCAGCCAGAAACATTCTGGGTCTGTGTTTTCGACAGTCGCCAGTACATTCGAGACAGGCACCACAGTACCTTCAGGTACAGCACGAATGACCAGAGGCAAGTAGCCTTTGTGCGTATCAAGGATGTATTGCCACCCCTCACGATTAAATGGCTCGCCGTGGGCTGTAAGAATCTCATCTGCAACATCAATGTCGGCTTGTGTGATGGGGTCAAGTAAATACTCCTTAATGAACGCTTGAAGACCGAACATCAGTGTGCGATCATATTGACCACCACGAGATTCGATATAAGAATAAACGCCAGTTGTGCCAGCAGGATATTGTTTGAACATGCTAACTTTGTAGCTGTCGGTGTTCAAGATAATTGATTTTGCGAGTTTCATGATTAGCTCCTAATCTTAATTACAGTTTTGAAAATGCTGGCATGGGATTCACACCAGTTACTTTTGACAAGATGTCTTTGTGGTCGTCATACATCTCAATTGTATTGAGAGCATCAGTGAGTGGCACCCACTTACACAAAGCAGCATCGTCGGCACCATTGGCACGTGGCAACGAGAAATCAGGGTTTGGGTTGATTCTCATGTACACAGCCATAGTGTTTCGGGGAATACCGAATGAACGACTTGGATCATCGAACAATTCAGTCTTCACGATAGAGCCACGGAGAACTTTCTCTGGAACTCTAACATTTGTTTCTTCGATCAATTCACGAATGGCACAATCGAGGAATGTCTCACGTTGATTACGAAAACCACCTGGAAGAGCCCATGCTCCAGCACCTGGTGCGAACTTGCGTTGGATAAGCAACACATGTCCTTGGCATTCCAGAATCGCATCAGAGCAGTTGAAGTTCAAAGTCTCTGGGAACGGATAGTCAGCAAACGTAACTTTCTCTTTCTGGTAGAATGCGTAGTCAGCTTGAACAGTCTGTGGCATGTCGGGATCTTTCAGATCGAACATTCGTTGACGAACAGCAGTGGCATTCACGTTGTATTGAGACTCAATGCTTTTGAATGGCCAATCAGGGAACCATGTCAGATAGTTGTTGCCTTCTTTCATGTGACCGAACAGAGTAGGAATGCCCATGTCATAGTGTTCAACAGTGGCACGAACGTCCGACATCCATTGAGAATCTGAATAGCGATAGTCGTTTAGTGGGAGAATCTCATAATTCGAGATGTTGGCATTACGCAGTTTACTACGTAACATTGATGAACGCTCTTGGAATGTCCAAGGGTTTTTGATAGACCTGCATTGATTAGCGGAACCAACGAGGATGTAGAGTTTATCTACTTGAGAGGCAGCAATGCCTAGTGCGTGGACGTGTCCTTGGTGGACAGGTTGAAAACGTCCGATAAAAATTCCAGTTTTCATTTTCTTAGCTCCTAAGAATTCATTCTAGAGTCTGACTACCAGACTCTTTGTTTATATATCTTACTACAAAACTATCTGCAAGTCAAGTAGCAATTTTCTCGAAAGAGGCGACACGAGCCTTAATTTCCAAGTAGAACACTTGGTACTTTGCGATTCGAGCAATATCCTTCTCAGTCACACCCTTCAAACGACGAATGTCGGTATTGTGTCGCAAGTCAGCCATCTTAACACGCATGGCGTCGTAGCTAGAGAACACACCAGCCTTGTACTCTTCGTAAGTTTGGCCACGTTGCTTTGTAAGGCATTGTAGACCTTTGATAACTCGCTCAGAGATGCCAGCATCACGTAGGTCTTGGTAAGTCACATCAGTGTCTTCAATCACGTCATGACCAAGAGCCATACACATCAGTTCTTCGTCGTCAGACTTCAGGTAGTGCATCACTTTCAGAGGATGGAGAATGTAGGGATTACCACCCTTGTCGAATTGACCATGGTGAGCATTCACAGCGATATGAAGCATTTTGTCTAACATTTCACCTTTTTTCATAACCTTCTCTCCTAATCAGTAACTTTATTATACCACAGTTCTTACAAGAAGACAACCATATAGAGTAAAACCATGATGACAATAAGGGCAATAGAGTCAGCTACGTCCTCCTCAGAAGTAATACTTTTGGTTGACTTTAGGTAGTCGTACCACTTCATTCCCATTCTCCTACAGGCACTACAATGCCACCAGTTGTTACGATACCATTGACCACTTGAGACTTTTCTTCGGAGTCGTAGGTCAATCCGAGAACCTTCATCATCTTGTGCTTGACGAGCATGTTCGGGATTCGTAGGCGTTCAGTAGCAGTGAATCCCATCATTGTAGCCACTTCAGTCACAGCGCCAGAACGACAGATACCAGCATGGCAGTGGACGACCACATTCATAGAGTTATCCAGTGCGTATTGAAGCAAGTCCACCAACTCCTGAGCATCTTGATCACTGATCAGACATTCCTCTGGGAAAGAACCATCGTTCTCAGCATCGAGGAACTCGAAGTGACGAGAAACCACTTTGAATGGGAACTTCGGCTCAGGGAACGTGGAGGCAGGGTCTCCAATTTGGATCAGCATGGCGTTTGGACCAGCATCAAAGTGGTGTCCATTACGCACAGCGTCCTTACTTACATTCTCGATCCATCGAGTCATTTTGTTACCTTTGATAGTTGTACGTCGAAAGTCGACTTGTTCATTTTGTTGTCATAGAAGACGAAAGTCTTACCGAGTCCAAGGCTGTTGCCCATTTCTTCAGCAGTGAGACGAACAGCTGCATTCACAGCGATAGAGTCACCCACACCACGCTTGATAGCAGCAGTGTTAGCATAGAAAGAAACGCCATTCACAATCACACGATATTTCATTTAGATCTCCTAATCAACTGTAGTAATTATTACCGAAGTTGCAATTAACGGCAAGCACTAAATGAAGAAACCCCACCAAGTGTGGGGTTATTATATGGGAAACTAAAGTGTTACAACGGTCGATAGTTGTGATTATCAATCATATCGTAAACTTCTTGAG